CGAAGGGGAGCGCAACACGCTGCTGAAGCTCATCGCCTCCGAAGGGCTGAACGATGGCTGAGATTTCGGGCATCCACGAACTGCGGACGGGCATTGCCTCCGGCATCGCCCGCCAGCGCAAGCAACTCGTCGCCGATCTCGACGCCCTGGGCGTGCGATTAGTCGAAGCAATCCGCGCGGCCGCTCCGAAACGAACCGGCGCCCTGGCCGCCAGCGTCCGGCACGAGGTGCTCACCACGCCAGATGGCGTGCGCCTCCAGATCACCGTCGGCAACGACACCGTCTTCTACGCGCCGTTCGTCGAGTTCGGGACCGCTGGGGCGCCTGCGCAGGCCTTCGTTCGACCGGTCGTCTACCGGGACGAGAAGGTCATACCGGAGCGCATCGAAGACAGCCTCTCGACCTCGTGGGACGCCGAATGAGCCTCGAACAGATGCTGGTGGCGATGGCCGCTCCCCTCCTGGCGGGCGGTCTGCACCCGAACGGCGCGCCACAGAATGGCGCCCGGCCCTACGGCGTCTATACGAACGTGGTCAGCCCGACGCACAACACGCTCTCCGACGGGGTGCCGATCCAGCAGGACATCGTCCAGATCGACGTCTGGGCGGACACCTACGAGGGCGCGCTGACCGCCGGAAACACATTCGCCGCCGCCGTCCAGGCCGCCTTCGAAGCCGGCAACCTCGCCGGTGTGCAGCGCAGCCGGCGGGGCCGCTACGACGCGGAAACCGGCCTGCACGGTTTTACCTACGAGTTCTCGTTCTGGCATCCCTGACCCTCTGATCCTCACCAGCCGCCCGCGGGCGGTTTCTTTCTTGGAGCAACGCCCATGCCGTCCACCGCACAGGTCGCACAACTCTCGAAGTTCTACATCTCCGGCACGCCGGGATCGAATATCAGCATCACCGCCATCAGCAAGGCGGTCGCCGCCGTCGTCACCGCCGTCAATACCCTGGCGGTCGGCGACGTGGTCCTCTTCGGCGCCGTCACCGGCATGCCGGAAATCAACGGCCTGCTCGGCATCGTCACCGTCGCCAGTGGTTCGAGTTTCACGGTCGCCATCGACTCGTCGGGCTTCGCCACCGCGGGTACGACGGGCACCGCCACGCCGCAGACCTTCGCGAAGGTCGGCAACGTCCAGGACTTCACCCCGGACGGCGGCACCGCGACGGTGATCGACGTCACCAACATGGACAGCACCGCCAAGGAAAAGCGCCAGGGATTGCAGGACAACGGCAATTACTCGCTGACCTTCGACTCCGACGATACCGACGCCGGGCAACTGCGGCTGCTGGCTGCCCGGGCGGCGCAGGCGGTCGTGGTGTTCAAGCAGACCTATCCCGGCGGTCTGAAGATCCGCGCCTGGCAGGGCTTTGTGCAGAAGGTCACCGAGCCCGCTGCCGGCGTGGACAAGGTCCTGCGCAGTTCGGCCACGATCGTCGTCACCGGCCCGATCTTCCGCGGCTGACCTCTTCCGACACACTCCAGAAAGGAACCACCATGTCTCTCGACAAAGCCGCATTGCTCGCGCTCTTCGCGCCCCAGATCATCGACCGGGACGTTCCCGGAGTCGGTACCGTCCGCCTGCGCGAACTCAGCGCGCCGGAAGTCTCCGAGATTCGGGAAGCGTGCAAGACCGAGGCGCAGAAAGCCGACTTCGGCTTCCATCTGGTCATTGCCTCGGTCGTCGACGACACCGGCACACCGACCTTCACCGCTGCCGACCTGCCGGCCCTGCGCGCGTCGGCGCAGTCGCGCATCGGCGAACTGGTCTCGGCCGTCATGACCGTCAACGGCTTCTCGGTCAGGGAGGATGCCGCAAAAAACTGAGGGCCAGCCCGGAGCGCCGCATGCTGTTTCGCCTTGCGCTGGCGATGGGGCGGACGATCCAGGAACTCCGGGCGGTCCTGTCCTACGCCGAATTCCAGGAGTGGTGCTGGTACTACCAGATCGAGCCCTGGGGCGAAGACCGGGCGGATCTGCGCGCCGGCATCGTCGCTTCGACGATTGCCAACTACGCCGGCAAGCTGCGCGCCGAGGGCGCCGACCCGGCCATTCCGGCCGACTTCATGCCCTACCTGGATCGGCCAGAGCAGGCGCCGCAGGCCGAAGCACAGACGCTATCCGACGACGAACTCGCCGCCTGGGCCGACGCGGCGATCTTTGGCATTCCACCGGAGTGAACGATGCTCTCCCTGATCAACGTCGAAATCAACGCCCACATCGACAAGTTCGAAGCGGCCATGCGCAAGTCAGCCGACATCGCCGACGCCAGCCTGTCTGCCGCGGCGGCCAACGCCGACCAGTTCCAGACCGCCTTCGACCGCGCCTCCGTCGCTGCCGGCGAGTCGTCGCAGAAGATGGCGGGCGATTTCGAGGCGGCGAACGACCTCATCATGAACGCCGCCGGCAAGTCGTCGGAAGCGATCGACAGCATCAACACCGCCGCCGAGAAGGTGGACGCCTCGTCATGGTCCGAGAAGATCGCTGACGCCATCTCCGAGGGATTCTCGCGGGGAGCCGAGGAGGCGCATGGCTGGATGGACCAGCTTTCCGGCTACGTCGAAAGCAAGCTGGCCATCGTCGGCATTGCGATCGCGACGGGAATTTCCGCTGTGCTCATCTCGTCCGTCTACGCAGCATACAAGGTCGTGGCCGAGTTCGCGGATTTCGCTTCCTCGATGTTCACCGGCAAGAAATACGCCAACGAAACCATTGACGAAGTCATCGCGCTCAGCAAGGAAGTGCAGTCGCTGCAGGAAGGTCTTCAGATTTCCGCCGACCACGCCTCGGCACTCAACGAAGCCATGAAGGGCGCGGGTGTGGGCAGCAGCGCCTATGTTTCGACGCTCGAAGCCGCGACGAAGGCGGCGCGTACCAACACCAACGAACTCGACCGCCTCGGCATCCAATACAAGGACGCCAACGGCGAACTCCTGTCACAGCAGGACCTCCTGAAGAACGTCAAGACGGCGCTCGACGCCTACACGGAAGGCTACGACCGCAACGCCGCCGCGGCGGCCATCGGCATGGGGAGCTACCAGCAGATCGCCGACGCGCTCTCGATCACGACAGAGAAAACAGACGAAGCCCGAGAAAAGCTGGCCGAATACCACTTGATCGTTGGCGCAGGGACGCAGGAAGCGGCGACCGCCTACGAGAAATCCATGGCGGTCTTCAACCGTGAAAACGAACTGATGGCGCTCGGTCTCAAAAAGGCGGTAGCGGACGTCATGATGCCGATCCTGACTGAGCTTGCCAATTATTTCAAGGAGGGTTTCCCGGCTGTCGTCACGATCTTCAGATCATCGATGGCCACGCTCTTGTCGTACTTCTACACCATGAAGGACGCCGCCGTTGATGTGGCTGAGGGCGTCAAGGCTGCATTCAGATCGATGGCCGACGTGGTCTCCCGAGTCGGCAGCGCCATCAACAAGGCTTCAACCGGCGATGTCAACGAGGCGTGGAAGGATCTGGCGTCCATTCCGGATGACGTCAAAAGCCGATGGAGCAGCGCCACCGAGAATATCGCCGCGAATGCGGCGCGAAACGCAGAGCTATGGGCCACTTCCAGGAAGAAAGCCATCGCACTGGCTCTTGGTGCGGATAGCTTCAATGTGGGGTCGGATGCCGATGCCAAAAAGACTGGCAAGAAGTGGAAGCCGGCGCCGGACAAACCGAAAAAGAGCGCAGCAGAACCGGCGAGCGCCTACCAGACCTTCCTCGACCAGCTCGACCAGATGAACGCCCGGATGGACGGCAACCAGTACACGATGCTCCAGGTCAAGGCGGCGCAACTCGCATGGAACGAGGGCATCGCGGCGACGACCGCGCTGCAGAAGATCGAAGCGCTGCAGATCGCCGAAAGCGACAAGGCGGTGAATGACTACGGCGCCCGCCTGGATGAGGAGAACCGCCGCCTGCTCGACGCCCGCGGCGCCATCGGCCGCCATGGCATCGAACTCGACGCCTACATCCTGCGCGAACAGCGCCGCGCCGAAGTGATGGCCCGGATCAACCAGCTGGAGGCGGCCGGCAAGCCGCTGACCGATGCCGCCCGCGACGCCCTGCTGCAGGAGGCCGATGCCGCGGCCCAGGTCGCTGAAGCGATCCTGCGCCAGAACGATGCGCTGTCGCGTACCTACGAGGTCGGCGCGAAGCGGGCCTTCGACAGTTACATGGACACCGCGACGAACGCCGCGAAGACCGCCGAAGATCAGTTCACGCGCGCCTATCAGAGCATCCAGAACGCCATGGCCGACTTCCTCTTCAACCCCTTCGAGAAGGGCGTCCAGGGCATGCTGGCGAGTTTCGGCGCGATGCTGCAGCGGATGATCGCCGAGGCGGTCGCCGCCGATCTCGGCCGGCGGCTGTTTGGCGCGGTGGGCACGCCGACGAGCGGCGGCTGGCTCTCCAGCCTGATGCAGGCGTTCGGGATGGGTGGCACGGCAACGACCGCGGCAGTGGCGAGCGCGATGCCCGGCGACGCCCTCGACAACCTGCTCGCGCTGACCGGGAACTTTGCGTCGTTCGCCGTCGGCACCGACTACGTGCCGCGCGACATGATCGCGCAGATCCACCAGGGCGAGAAGATCATTCCGGCTGCGCAGAACACCGGCGGCAACGAGCCAGCGATGCAGATCACGGTCAACGTGTCGGGCGTCAGCGGCGACCGGACGGAGATTCGGCGCGCGCACGGCCAGGCGGCGCGAGAGGCGTTTGCGGCAATGACGGGCGCGCGCCGCTATGTCTAGCTTCCTCGAAGAGCGCCTCCCGCTGGATATCCGAATGGGCGTCAGCCGTTCCGACGATTATTCAGTAATCATAAGCAGGACGGCCGGCGGCGCCGAATATCGCCAGCTCGTGCACCCCTACCCGGCGCGCCGCTGGACGCTCAACTTCACCCTCCTGCGCGATGATCTCGCCGCCAGGGTGCTGGCACTTTACCATCGTGCCTATGGAAGATTCGCCGGATTCCGGGTGCGCGACGTCGACG